GTGATCCAAAAAGGCCGTCTAAAAACCCATGATATGGTGGTCCCATATCAAAGGACCGCTATATATGGGGTGCAAATGGCTGGAATCACACTCACGCAAGCCAATGATCAGTTGACGGCATGGCTGGCGGCGAACACGGCCGTCGCCCAGGGTCAGAGCTACCAAATGGGCGAAGAAAGGTTAACCCTTGCCGATTCCGATAAAATTCTCGGGCAAATCAAATTCTGGAATGGCATGGTGAAGTCCCTGGGCGGGTCCACCAGGCACCCGGCTTTCAACATAGGTTTGCGTGGGAGGGACTACTGATGAACGCCACTCAGTCGGAGATCTTCACGAAAGCCGTCAATTACATCGCCGCCTCCCTGAAAAAGCCTCTCCTTTACGGGGCGGACAACAACCCTCTTCCTCCCTCGCCATCCTACGGAATAAGCCGGTCCGCCTCGAAACGGGCGGGGTCCATGAAAAACTGGATTCCCAGGCGGCTCATTTCCAGGGGACAAGAGGCCCTGGAGCGGGAACGGATTGTCGAGCGGTCCGTTGACCTCACGAATAACGATCCCCACGCCTCGGGGGTTGTCGACAGCTTCGCCACCACCGTCATCGGTTCGGGCCTTGTGCCTCACCCCACCCTGGACCCGGACACGCTGGACCTCACGAAAGAGGAGACCAGGCGGATCCAATCACAGCAAAAGCGGGTTTACCTGTCGTGGTCTCCATGGGCCGATGCCGGCGGGAGGATGAACTTCGGGGAGATCCAATTTCTCGCCATGCGAAACATCATCACCTTTGGCGAGTATATCGTCCTCAATCACATGATCGATGACAGCACCCGGCCCTACTGCCTGGCCTGTCAGGTGATCCACCCGCTTCGTCTTAAAACCCCGGTGGACAAGATGAACGCCCCGTCCATCCGGGACGGGATCGAACTCGGGCGATACGGGGAACCCGTAGCTTATTGGATAAAGAAGACGGAACCCCGGGCCTTCGGGGACATCCTTCCCGACACTTCAGCCAACTTCGTCCGGATCCCGGCGAAGAGGGGCCACCGGTGGAACGTCATTCACGACTTCCTCGTCCTCGAACCGGAACAGGTCCGGGGGATCCCCTTTTTCGCCCCGGCCATGAAGTTCTTCCGGGACCTGAACGATTACCTGGACGCCGAGCTGGTGAGTAACATCGTCACGGCGGCTTTCGCCATATTCATCGAATCCAAGGTGACGGACCCCTTTGAAGTGGGGAACAATTTAGCCGCGTTCAGTGAAATTAAAATGGGTCATGACGGGACGGAGAAGACTACCCGCTACCAGGAGATGGTCCCCGGAATGATCATGTACGGAAACCCGGGGGAAAAGCCTTATCCCATAGCGGCAAGCCGTCCGGGATCCACCTTCGAGCCGTTCACGAAAGTCATAAAAAAGGCAATCTCCATGGCCCTGAACATCCCTTATCCGGTCCTCTTCAAGGATGTCGAGGGGACCAACTTCGCCGGGTTCCGGTCCGCCATGTTGGACGCCTGGCGGGTGTTCATGCACCGGAGGACCTGGTTAGGGCAAGAGCTTTGCCAGCGGATTTACACGATGCTCATGGAAGAGGCCTGGCTTCGGGGAGACCTGGATGTCGAGGACTTTTACACGAATATGTACGCCGTCACGAAAGCCGAGTGGCGGGGATCTCCGAAGGGAGACATCGAACCGATCAAGGCGGTCAAGGCCGATATCCTGGCGATCCAACACAACCTCAAGACCAGGGCGGAGTCCATCGCCGAGCGGGGCGGGGATATCCGGTCCACCTTCGATCAACTCCAGGAAGAGGAAGACATGATGAGGGAGCGGGGCCTGACCACCGGCGGCCTGAACATTTCGGAGGCCGATATTGACGATGAAGCCGAGGAGGATCCCGGGGACGGGGATCCCGTTGTTGACGATATGGAAAACGCCGGTGACGGCCTGGATCAATCATAGGAGCGAATCATGGAACTGACGGACTTTCCCCAGGGGAGCGTCTGGAGCATACAGCCCGAGGTCCTGGACGGCCTTATCCGGAGATACGGGGACACCCAGGAACTGAAGGGGCTGTCCATCGGGGCGGCAAGCCTCCTGTCTCGAGGATCCGGGGAATCGAAACCCTATCGGATCCAGAACGGGGTGGCTGTGATTCCTGTCGCCGGGCCGATCATGAAACGGGAAACGATATGGTCGTTAATCTTCGGCGGAACATCCATCGAAGGAATCACCAGGTCCTTCGCCGCCGCCCTGGAGGACCCGGAAGTTTCCGCCGTTGTCCTGTCAATAGACTCCCCCGGGGGGACGGTGAGCGGCATCGAGACCCTGGGAGATTTGATCTTCAATTCCTCCAAGCCTGTTGTGGCCTTCGGGAACGGGATGATCACAAGTGCGGCCTACTGGATCGGGAGTGCCGCAAGCTCCGTGATCATCGAGGAGACCGCCCAGGCGGGGAGCATCGGCGTTCTCATGGTCCATTACGACTTCTCGGAACAGGACCGGCAACAGGGGATGAAGCGGACCTATCTTTCCGCCGGTAAATATAAGGCCCTCGGGAACGACTCCGAACCGCTCACCCGGGAGGCCCGGGCCGTGTTCGAAGAGCAGTTGGACTACTACTACACTCTTTTCGTCAATGCCGTGGCCCGAAACCGGCAAGCGGATCCCGGAACCGTCATCGAGGCAATGGCTGAAGGACGGATCTTTATCGGGTCCCAGGCCGTGGAAGCGGGGCTGGCGGATAGAACGGGGAACCTCAAGGAAGCTATCGGGGCCGCCCAAGCCCTGGTCGAAGAGCAAAACCCGAAGAATAAATTCAATATCGCCGGGGGAAGGTCTCCGGGAAAGGAGTTTCAAATGAGCAAGGAAACAATGTTTGTGACGGTGGAGGCTCTGGCGGCGGCCTATCCGGACTTCGCCCAGGCCCTCCGGGAAGAGGGGGCGAGATCCATTGACCTGGAAAAGACCAGGATGGAGGCCACCAAAACGGAACGGGAAAGGATCCTCGGCCTCGTATCCATCCAAAGCGGGGAGGAGACCGGGAAAAAGCTCCGGGCTATTGCAGAACAGGGAATCACACCCGAAGCCTTCAAAGCCGTTATGGAGGCCCTGGGGCCTGTTAAGGGCAAATCCCGGGAGGACTCCCTGAAAGCGGAGATCCTCGAAGGCCTGAAAAGGTCCGGGGCGGATAACCCCGGAGCTGGACATCCACCGGCCACCCAGGGAGACAAGGACTTCATGGTGCTTGTCGAGGAATACGCCCTGGCCCACAAGGTCAAGAAGACGGCGGCCATGAAAGCCGTCATGAAAAGTCATCCCGAGGCTCACAAGGCCTATATCCAGAAAATGAACGCATAAACCCCGGGCAAAGGAGGAAACTGCCATGACCTGGAACAATGGAATCAAGACGTTTACCGCAGGGGAGGACCTCGCCGCCCGGCGGAGAGTGAAGATCGAATCCGGGACGGTTACGACCCCCCCGGAAGTCGTTTATGCCGATGCCGGGGAAGACTTCATCGGCGTCACCGAATACGCCGTCCTGGACGGCCAGCCGGTGGCTATCAAGCTGAGAAACTCTTCCGGGACATTCGAAGTCGAATGTCTCGTTGACTCGGCAATCGCCCGGGGAACGGTCCTGTACGGAGCGGCTGACGGGCGTCTCTCCGATGCTTCCTCCGGATCCGCCCAGGCCGTAGCCCTGGAAGCCGGGGAGGATAACGCCTTCATCGAAGTCGGCTTGTATAACGTGAAACCCACCAACGCCGCCCTGGTCTCCATTGACGACTCCGGTGGATTCACGGACCAGGCCACCGTTGAAGCGGCCCTGGCGGAAATCTATCAGAGCCTTCTCACGGCGAAGGGGATCATCAACATTCCCATGCCGAACATCACCGATGCGGGAGCGGCCCTTGCCGCCTTCTCCGATGGGGACTCGGATGTCCCCGGCTTCTGTGTCACGGCGAAGGGTCTTGGAATCCGCTGGAACAACCATGCCACACCGGGAGCGGTTGGAACCAAGGTGATCGTCCCGCCCGATGCCGATGTCACCGCCAATATGGTGCTTCATATCCTGGCGGCCAAAGTCGGAGCGACTGTAGGGGATGCGACCAAGTTCACCGTTGCCGCCTACAACAACGATGTCGGGGCCGCCTATGATGCGGACGACGACTTCGGCGGGGATTCCTCAGCTATGACCGGAGACGCCACGACGAAATCGATCCAGGAAGTGACCCTCACCCTGGCCCTGGCGGATCTCACGGCTTACCCGGCGGCGATTGAACTCACCATCAAGCCGAAGGACGCAACCCTCGGGACGGATGACGTGATCATGCTTGCGGCGTGGATCGAGTACCAGAAGAAGCTCCTCACCGCCTAAAGAACAACGAATGACAGGAGGTAACATATCATGAGAACAGCCACCAACGCCGCAGTTTACCGGCCCGACCTGGGTATGGCGGTCTTTGAGTATTTGGAGGGGGCCACCATGGGGTATATCGGCCTGGAGATCATGCCGATCTTCCGGACCCCCAAGCAGTCCGCCTCTTACCCGGTGATCCCGAAGGAAGCCCTTCTCAATATCCCTGACGTTTCCCGTGCTCCCCGGGGAAATTACAACCGGGGAGATTGGGTTTACGAGCGGGGGAAATTCTCCACCGTTGAAAAGGGGTGGGAAGAGCCCATTGATGACTCCGAACGGAGCCTTTTCGATATGGAGGCCCCCGGCATGGCCGATTTCATCGCCACGAAACGGGCCTTGAATCATATCCTCCGGAACCAGGAAAAGCGGATCGCCGACAAAATCTTCAACGCCGTCACCTTTTCGGCTACCGGAGTCACTACTGAATGGGACACATCGGCCACGGCCACGCCTATTACCGATGTCAGGGACGGGATATCCGCCTTCCGGCTTCAATGCGGGATGCTTCCGGACGCCCTGGTCATCGCCTATGAGACGTTCCAGGACCTCAAAAACTGTGCTCAGGTCGTGGACCGGCTGAAGTACACCTTCCCAGGGATAGACCTGAACAGAATGTCGAGCGACCAACTCGCCGCCGTGTTCAATGTTCCCCGGGTCATGATCGGGGGATCCGTTTACAACTCGGCCAAGAAGAACAAAACCGCTTCCATCGCCGATGTCTGGTCCTCCGAGTACGCCGCCCTGGTGAAGATCGGAAGCGGCGAGGACCTTTCCGAACCCTGTATCGGGAGAACCTTCTTGTGGACCGAAGACAGCCCCACGAATCCCATTGTGGAGGAATACCGGGACGAAGGCGTCCGGAGCGACATTTACCGGGTCCGCCATCATGTCGATGAGGCCTACATGCGGTCTTACAACGACTCCGGAACCGTGGTGAGCGACATTGCCGCCGCCTGTATTTACCTCTTTTCCAACATCCACACCTAAGAGGGGGATCCATGGCGGATTTGTTTGTTCAGGCTTTTCGGGCCATCCTGACGGGACTCTATCAGAAAAGCGATAGCGTGAAAGTCGCCGTTTACACCCCGTCCGGAGGGGAACCCGTGACCCTGAAAGTTATTATCCAGAAAAGCACCGTCCTTCAGCCTTCAGGGTACGACGCCGAGGTTCTCGCCACGGTGACCTCGGTGAAGGCCCTCCTGGAGGACCTGGGCCGGGAACCGAACCGGGGGGACTCCCTCGAAATCGGAGACGATACTTTCACGATCAAGGAAGTTCTTCTGGAGAACAACGGGAGGACGGCGAGGATGACGAGATGAGCCTGACCGTCCGGGAAAAGATCATCCGTCAATTCATGACCAGGTTGTCTGTGATCACCACTTTGAACGGGTATGGAACGGACCTGGGTACGAAGGTGATCCGGGCGAGAAGATCCATCGACGATAATGAGCTTCCTGTTTCCGTCCTGTGGCCCGGGCCGGAGACAGCGAAAGAGATCTATGGGATCACGCAATGTTCCATGATGCTCCGGGTGGAGGGTCTGGCATTGTTCGGATCCGAGAACCCTTCTGAAGTCTCGGAGCGGATCCTGGGGGACCTGATCAAGTGCGTCATGGCCAAGACCTGGACCCGGGATCCCGAGCTTGTCACCGATATTTACTATCGGGAAGGGGGAACGGAAACCTACCCGGAGGAAGGTCAAGTCGCTGTCGGGGCCTATGCCGATTTCGCCGTCACCTATGAAACGGATCTCGGGGAAACCGAGTACGAACCCGAAGGCGAGATCAGCGAGACGGTGGGCCTGTCCGGATCCAAGGCCGGGGAAATAGAAGAATAAACC